TCTTACCGCAACGCTTTACCTCGTATTGGTAGCTTTCGGTTTCTGCCGTGGTTGCCATTCCCTTATCAGATATTCCGGGTTTTGTGTTTGTATAAGGTTCTGTACCTGTTTTTTTCTGTCCTGTCATATCTGTTTCATAAGGGTATTGTTCTGTTTCGGTGTCTGCCACCGTCTGTATATCTCTGTTCTTTACAGTTACCGCCCTGTCGGGTACTGTTCCTGTAAAGATGCTTTCAAATGGATAGGCTTGTGCTTCTGTTTCTCCAACTGCTGCCACATCCGCCGTTTGATACTGCATATTTCTATCCGGCTTCGTTCCTGTAAGGTCTGAATCAAACTTATACGCCTGTCCTGTAGCCTGTGCGGTTATCCCCTCCTGTGCTACACCTCCTGCCGTGTTTCTCTGCGGTATCGTTCCGGCTTTCGCCTGTCCTGTCTGATTGCTCGTATATTGGTATCCTGTTGTGTCCGATTCGGTCACAATCTCGGTATCCTTTGTTGCAAATGTAATATTTCTGTCCGGCTTTGTTCCTGTTGGCGTAAATTCTGCCGTATATCCCGCTGCCTGTGTCATTACATCTATAACCGCATTTTCGACCGCACCAACCGTATTTCTATGTGGTTCTGTGCCTGTCTTTAATTGCCCTGTCATAGGCACGGAATATAGCCAAAATTCCGTTTTAGGCATTACTACCACAGTAATAGACCCTTGATAATAAAGACCGTCTAAATGAGCCGTTAAACGCTTGTATATGTCAACCGTCTTTATAATCTCGTCATAGTCTGCTGCAACCCTTGATTCTGTCGTATCAAGTACAATACGGAATCTGTACGGTTTTCCTCCGTAGTCAAACCATTCTTCTATCTCACTCTTTGGGTGTATTCCACCTAAAGCCATTTCAACAGCTGCCTTTGTGCCTAATTTTTGATGCACTCTTACGCTATCCCGGATAATCGCCCTTTTCGCTTCTATCGGGTAATCGTAATCGTACCAATCTACATGGAGGTCATACGCCAATACGTCAAGCCACGTTTCCGATAACTCGTTTATATTTGCGTATATGATATTCTTTTTTGTCTGCTCTACTGTTTGGTGTAGTTCGTCCGCTATGAGCCGGCCCAACGCAACCATTTTTTCATCTTTTTTCAAGGCGGGCGGAAATGTTGCGTAAAAATCGGCATCTTTTAAACTATTCATCTTCGACCCCTCCAAAGGTCACGGTACACTTTTTCAATACTGCAACGCTTCCCTTTGGTATCTCCGTGAATACAGGCTTTTTAATATCCGCCCTCTTTATGCCCGAATCCATAAGGATTGCATAAAAATAGGACGGGTTAATATCCCGCCCCATTTTAGAGGTCTGCCATAATTCGTAGCTTTCCACCGCCAAATCAACCGCCCTTTTGATTTCTTTGGTGCTTGCTTCCTTGTCTTTTGGTATGTAATAGGTTAATTCAATATCAAAATCAACCGTTGTCGGTGCTGCGACCGTTACCTTATCCGTCATAGGTCTTATATCATCTGCACTTAAATGTGCCTGCACCTCTTTTATGAGTTCCTCGCTCGGTAACTCTCCGCCGTATAACATTATCCTTATATCTGCCACTCCGTCTTGCGGACTTTCTGCGGATACATCACTTATCTGTGATGATACTGCCTTGGCGTGATAGGTATAACTTCCTCTCGGTCCGGCGGTAGTGTAGCTTTCTTCGGATTCCCTCATGCGGTTATAGTATGCGGTATCGCTTTCCTCTTCGCTTCCTCCGGCTGTTTCCGTTGTGTTTGCAACTTCCTTAAAATATAAAAATTCCTCTGTAACAAGCCTGCTTACCTGTCCGGGCGTAAAACCGTTTCCGTCCTCTCCCAAGGTCGTACATACCGCTTCTACCTCTGCGTATGTTTCTCCTGCCGGGAATGTTAAGTATCCTGTTGTTACAAAATTTATATATCCGTCTACCGTTACCTCGATTTCATCTGTTATCACATATTCCTTATCAAGTGCTGTTGTAATGCTGAATCCAAGCGTTGTCCTCGCTGCCGTAGGCTGTAGCCTGTAGGTGTTATGGAATATTTCACTTAATGAATCCAAGTTTTGTCCTGTGGCGTATCTTGGTAGGTTCTGTTTTGCCGATTCGTTGATATTTACCCTTTCCTGTATGATTACACTTGCAAGCCAAAGGATAAACGCCCTTACAGGGTCGGCAGGGTATAAGGTTCTGCCTGTAATCTCTTCGTATCCGGCTATCAGTTTATTTACAAGTGCTTCCGTATCGGTATCTACAAACTCAACCTCGGGTAACTCACTCGGTATATTCCTCGTCGTATTCGTCGTATTCGCCATTTACTTCTACCTCCACTTTAGGTTTTAATATGCCCCTTTCGTAGTCTGTCGTAAATTCTATGCTTACAATCTCTGCTCTCGGCTCATATTCTCCGATTTTGTCGTAAATATCTGCCGTTGCAAGTGCCGTTGCCGTTGTAATCGGTTTATCTATGTAAGCTGCATTTAACCCAAACTCACGGTTAAGCGGTATATCGTATTCTATTGAGGACAGCAAAAACCAAACATTTTGTATTACTTCCTCGTATATGGTTTGAGGTGCAAGGCTTATAGGCTGTTCCTGTGTGGTGTCTATCGTAAAACTCATTTTCGCCTACCTTTCTACCTCTTTGCGTACTGTTCAAGCGATAGCGTGCTTTTGGCTATCAATAGGTTTCCTTGATTATCGAACTTTTCATAGTCTTTTGAATGTCCTGTTATAACCCATTGGCTGCCGTATTTCTTACCGCCGATAATAAGCGTAAGGATTTTTCCCTTTTTTCTGTATTTGTCTATTTTGTCCTGCATCTTCTTAGGGTTTACCCCAAGAAAAGCAGATAAATAAATGGTAAGGCTTGCCGTGTCTGAATCGTTGTACTGAAATTCCAACAACGGCTTTTTAAGATGCCTTGTATGCTTTGCGTAATTGGTTTTACTGTCTATCTTCAAATCGTCAAAGGTTCTTACCTTATTTGCCGATACCTTAAAGACAATATCCCCAAGCGTTCCAATCTCTGCCATTAGATACCTCCTATAATAAAACCGTCCCCCTCTCCGTCCGGCTTGAATATACACAATACCCATTGTCCTACGGTCGGAATCCAAGGTTTTACTTTAATCTTGCATCCTGTTTCACATTCCACGGTTGGCGGTCGTTTTACAATCCTTAAATCTCCTGTGACTATGCCCTGGTCCGGAATCTGCACCCTTGCGGTCATTTCTCCGGCGTTTACCTTGCTCACCTGCCCGATTCTCACAATATCCTTTAGTTCCTGTATATCTGTACTGCCGAATCCTGCCATTTAATAACCCTCCAACACGCTACGCAACTTTATCTGTACCTTATATCCGCCTGTGATACTATGTTGTGCCTGTTCTACTATGTACTTTCCGTCAAATTCTCCATATCCGTATACAGTTACGGTTATGCCTGCCACATAGTCCACATCCCCAGCTAAGGTAAATTCCGCTGTTGTTTCGCCTTTATTTCTCTGTCGTAACTGACACTTTGCCAACTCCAACGCTTCCGCTTGGCTTGATACTTTATGCTTAAATTCGTATGTCTGTCCGTCCGGGTCTGCTCCCGGTGCTGTGTATGTGGCTTCAATGG